GTTTTGCGCGATGAAGGGGAAAAATATGTTATTCAAGAACTCCAAAGAACATATTGTAAGCTGACGGGACGTTTCGACTATGGACTTCTCTACTCCTTCAACATGAATGTTTTTTTACAGGGTGGCATGAACATTGATATGTTTCCGAAGGTTTTCAAACGCTTCTATAGGGATGCTTTTGTAAAGGGAAATCCAATACCATATAATCCGGCTCTTCCTGTTGGATCAAGGGACTCATCTTATGTTTATTGGGTAGACACAGACCCTAAAGATGGATTTGTGGCTCTTAAGTTATTTCCTGAAATTGGAACTAATGTAAGTTTCCTAGCGGCTTATATGCCCGATGCTGTAATTCAGCCTCTTATTAGATCATTACAAATAGATTCCAACATAGCCAAAGCTTCGAAGATAATTGCTGGTGAAGTTCCTTTCTTGGACGCAAAAGCAAAAGTAAAAGATTCTATTGCTATTAGTCCTGACTTGCTAGGTAAATTCATGGCTTTGATTAAATCATCGTTACCATCGATGATAAAAGTTGCTTCGGCTCCACTTCAGAATCTTTCTGCAATTGAATTTGCAGGAGACAGCAATATGTACGACTCATATTTAACTACGGCTTCCGCCGCTAGTGGTATCAATAGCCGTTTGATTTACGCTAAAGATCGTCAAAACGTTCTTGAGACAAAATTAAGCATGGACATCGACCAAAATATTCTTCGTCCAGTTTACCAGCAATTTGCAAATATTCTTGAATATTGGATTAATCAAAGAACCAAACATTATAAATTTAAATTCATATTTGAAGGATTTAATACAGCAATAGATAGAGAAGAAAGGCTAAACACAGCTTTCAAATATGCAGACATGGGTATTGTCTTGGAACAAAAACTTGCTTCTGCTATTGGACTCAGCCCGTTTGATTTTAGAAGAATGATGGAAGAATCGAAAGCGAATAATTTTGTAAATAAGTTAACTCCAGTATTGAAAGCCAATCAAATGTCGGCTAAAGACTCTGGTGCTGGAAGACCTACAAAGTCAGATCAAGATTTGACTGAAGGTGGTTCTGAAGCTCGTGAGGCTGGAAGTAACGAAGAAAAAGGCGAAGAATAATGTACATAGATTAATGTACTTAATAATAATAAAATAATAATTTTATCAACACTTTGGGTGTTAATATGGGAATCCATACTAACACTAAATATAAAAATGGAGGAAATAACTTATGGCTAAATATACTAGCGCACAAAAAACAGCCCTCAATCGGGCTATGAAGGCTAATCAAGACGTTTCTTTGGGTACTCAGTTGGAAAATGTTTATCCGATGGAAACAGCACAACTTCTCGTTGCTGATGGTGCTATTACTGTTAAACAAGGCGTTTGTACAATCGCTAAAACGGTGGCGGGCGTTGTAGCCGCTACACTGGCTGATCCTACTGATGTCACAGACGATTACAAAAGACTGGTTATTATAAACGGTCAGGCACAAGCTAACACTGTTACTTCTGCTTCTTCATTTGGTGGTGGTGGTGCAAGCAAAGATGTGGCTACATTCGGAGCGGCTATTGGAAATACTCTTGAACTCATGGCGTTTGGTGGCAAATGGTATGTTCTTGGTAACTATGGTGTTACTTTAGCGTAATAACGAAAGGTGGTGAAAATGATACCACTGATTAGTGATTCATTGAAAGACTCTTTAGTACAACAAATCGCTGAAGAGAAGAAAAATGCAAACATTTACTTGTCAATAGCCTCTTATCTTAATGGTAAGGGGCTTTCAAATTTAGCTAAAAAATTCGAAGAGCAACACTCTGAAGAAACAGAACATTCTTTAATTTTATATAAGTTACTTTCTGATTTATCGATTGTTTTCGTTGTCCCTCAAATTGAAGTGTATGATATTTCTTCAATAGATAATATAGTGTCTCTTGCTGAATTATATTTAGAAAGAGAAGTTCAAACAACCGAGTCTCTGGGGGAAATAAAGAAACAAGCGATGGATGAGGATAACCATGTTGTTGAAGAGAGAATTAGAGAAATGATAAAACTTCAACAAAACGAATATTCTGAAGCTACTGAGATGTTTGATAAAGCAAACCTTCTAAAAGAATGGTGGCAAGTTGCTCTTTGGGATTTATCTTTAAGTGAGGAGGGATAATGGCTTTAAAGTTTTCAACAACTGTTAAAAACGGAGAACTAAATTCCATTGAAACAACCATTGGAACTTCTCCTATTATCAAAATTAGAACAGGAAGCGTTCCTGCAAGTATTACTGATCCAGACACAGGGACAGTTCTTGCAACCATTGATCTTCCTTCAGATTGGTTAACTGCGGCTTCAGGGGGAAGTATTTCTAAAAACGGAACTTGGGAAGATGCTTCTGCCGATAATACTGGAACGGCTGGTTATTTCAGATTATACGCTTCAGACGGAACAACCGTTCATATGCAAGGAACTGTTACCGCAACTGGTGGAGGCGGAGATTTAGAATTAGATAATACTTCTATTGCCGCTACGCAGAAAGTTACAATTACCACATTTACTTTAACGGCAGGTAACTAAAATGTACGGAACAGGAACAGCGATATTAGATTTTGGTAGCTTCCCCGGAACCAATGAGGCTAGTGTTTCTGTTACGGGGGAAACAAATATTACAACAAATAGTAAGGTAGAGTCTTGGATAATGGGTAGCGATTCGACTTCGGATCATACAGCATCAGATCATAGATATATACCTTTGTTTTTAGCTTTAACGTGCGGAAATATTATTAATGGAACAGGTTTTACTATATATGGTAGATCAACTGAAAAATTAACTGGAACATTTTCTGTACGTTGGGTTTGGACAAATAACTAAGAAAGGAGATATATGCCTTTAGATACTATTCAAGTGGGCGGAACATCTGGTAATAAAGCTGAAGTTGATTCAAGTGGCAATGCTAAAGTAGTCTTTCCGAATACTCCAGCCCAAGTCGGGTCTGTTAGAAATTTTAGTGAGAACGACCCCGGATCGGTTACTGGAACACCGTATTTAAAAAGTCCAGAGGTATCCAATGACTACAGACTAAGAGTTGGAATGGATACTCTTTTGTTTAATGATACTTTTAATGCAACAGCACAAAATACATCTTTGTGGAAATACGCTTTCACAACTATGACAATGACGCAATCAGCCGGATTTTTAAACATTAATGCGGCTGGAACATCTACTGTTTCTGGAAATTACGCTTTATTGCAATCATGGCAACATTTTCCTTTATACGGAACAGCACCTTTATATGTAGAGTTTACGGGGCAAATTACAGATACGCCTACGGCGAATGAGGTTTTTGTTGCAGGAGTAGGCATTCCTTCCGCCGCAACAGAACCTACTGATGGTGTATATTGGAGATTAACTTCCGCTGGTTTATATGGTGTTTTAAAGTATAACGGAACTGAAACCGTATCTGGTCTTTTGAGATCAATAGAGGATATGGGGACCAATACAAATTCAATGTACGTCATGTCAATTGCCGAAAGAGAAATTGAATGGTGGATAGATGATGTGTTGATGGGGGAAACAGAAGTTCCAAACGCAAACGGACAACCGTTTATAAGTACCGCTCTCCCTATATTTTTTATGAAATATAATTCTAACACAATAGGAAGCTCTCCTAATATGATTGTGAAAGTAGGAGATGTAACTGCTAGTGTTGCGGACTTCAATACAACTAAACCTTGGGCGCATCAAATGGCTGGCATGGGCATGAGTGCATATCAGGGTCAAAATGGTGGGACTATGGGGCAAACTACCACCTTCACAAACTCAACAAATCCAACAACAGCGGCTCCAAGTAATACTGCTTTGACAGCAAATCTTCCCTCTGGTTTAGGTGGATTAGGGTTGGCTACATTGTGGAACTTAGCGGCTACAGATATGATAATGCTTTCATATCAAAATCCTGCTGGTGGTGTTAATCAAACTCCTAGAAATTTATATATAACTGGAGTCAGAATATCTCCGCTTTCTTATACAGCCGCTTGGACAGCGCCCGCCGCAGGGGGTCATGCTTTGCTTTGGGGAATAGCCTTTGGGCATACTGCTGTAAGTTTAGCAACTACAGATACTTCGTCCTTCGCTACAAATACCACAAAATCACCTAGAAGAAAGTCTCTTGGTATTTCAACTTGGGCAACGGGAACAACTGCTATAGGTACTTCTCCTGATAGAGGGGACATATATGTTACCTATGACACTCCTTTGGTTATAAACCCCGGACAATATGTGGCAATTATATGTCGTATGTTGAATGGAGCGGCTACCGCAACAGGGGGTCTTTATTATACAGTAGATTTTGATGGTTATTTTGAATAAATCAGAATAGCTTAATGGGGAGGTATAAATGCCCTTACTATTAGCTATTTTGGAAACAGATATAACAGGTTCTTTAAATGAACAATTAGAATCTTTTTCTGTTTCTTCCTCTGGAAAAGTGGAAATTGATTCTAATCTAAATATTTCTTTAGATAATGTTGGATTGACCTCTTCGGGTAGTATTGAAATTGAAGGAAATCTTTCTTTAAGTTTAAATGATACTTCTATTTCATCACAATCAACGGTTTCCATAACGGGAACTGTTCAAATATTATTAAACAATACTTCTCTTGGTGGGAATGGGTCTATTGATACTACAGGACAACTGGTTTCCAATCTGGATAACGTATCCATTTCTGGAACATCTTCTGTTTTGGTAAACGGGGAGATAAATATTCAATTAGAGTCAGTTTCTATTACCTCAACAGGAAGCGTTGTATACTCAGATATAACTGGCTCTCTGAATGAGACTTTGGATTCAAACTCTATGACTTCCTCTGGAACAATTTTGATTCAAGGAAGTATTCAGAAAACACTTGATGGAGTAACGGGTTCTGGTTTTATAGTTATTGAAACTGATGGAAATTTAAATGTAACCTTAAACAGCATATCAAAGGAAATCGAAGGAACTGTAGATATAAACGGAAGTCTTTCTAGTCAGTTGGAAAGCATTTCTATAAACGCTTCAGGTGAAGTTTTATCTACTATTTCAGGTTTCTTGAATGTGTTGTTAGACTCAGTATCTTCATCCATTCAAGGGAACGTCACTAATCCAGAAAGATATTTGGAAACATTAAAGATAACTTTGAAGGTAGAAGATTCTTTATCTATAAAAAACCTAGAAGAAAAAGATTTAAAAATAACTAATCAAATATCTTCTTCCATGTCTATGAAAAATTTGGTTGACACACCAGTTTATATTACAACAGACTTTGAAGAAGTTCTTTCTATTTAGGAGGTGCAATGACTTTAACAATTGAAAACACTCAGGTATCTCCTCAAATACATGTTGGAGATATTGGATCACAATTTTTGATAACCATAAAGGATCAAAATGATGTTGTGGTTGATATATCTTCAGCAACTACAAAACAAATAATTTTCCAATCTCCTTCTAGAACGGATAAAACTAGAACAGCTAGTTTTTATACAAACGGGTCAGATGGAAAAATAGTATATAGCTTAATTGATGGGGATATTGATATAGAGGGAGTTTGGAAATATCAGTCAAAAATAGTTATGCCAAGTGGAACTTGGTTTACAAATATAGAGGAGTTTAGGGTTTATCCTAATATTTAATATTATGTATGTAACTAATCCTCAAGCTATAGATAAATCAAAGCTATATTTCTGCAATGGAATTATTGCAAATTATTTAATATATGAAAAGCATTTACCATTATTTTCTCACGATAAGTCAGATGGAAAATGGTATTTTGTAAAAACAGAACGATTAGAAAAGGCACTTGAAGAAATGCCTTTTTATTTCAATTTAAGTAAAATTATTTGGTAAGGGAGGTGACAAAACATTTGACACAAAAAATGAAATTTTCAGTAGAAGATATTCACCTTCTTGATGAAGAACAAGTAGATAAAAGTCAATTTAGTCTTTTACGTGTTGACGCTTTCGCAACTGGGAAATCTCTTCATGATACTTTTGTTACTGAAGAGACCCTTAGAAGAACTGCAAATACAATATTACAAAAACCATTTGTGTTTGCCATAGATAAACGATTTGATGATCTTTCAAGTCATGTTCCCGAAGAGGTTGCTGGTGGCTTTGTCCCACACAATTCTCGACTCGAATTTAGACAACTGGAAGATGGTAGATTAATGCTTTCTTGTGATGTCCTTATTTGGAAAAGATATTCTAATAACTTAGTTGAGTACTTTAAGCGAGATGGCGGTAAAAAAGGCGTTAGCGTAGAAGTTGAAATTTTTGAATCAAAAGAAGATGAAAAAACAGGACTCTTAGAGCTTTTAGATTATGCTTTTCAAGCGATTACGGGTTTAGGGGATATGATACGACCTGCCATACCAAATGCTGAAGCAGTAATGGCTTTTAGCAAAGAATATGAAGAAGCATATGAAATTGAATTTGGAAAATATGAGGACTTGAATTTTAAAATACCAAGTTCGGTAAAAAATAATGCGAAACAAGGTCTTGAACTAAGAGAAAAACTTGGAAGAGGTGGGACATCTGTAGGACTTGCTTCTGCAAGATATTTAGTTAAAAATGACATTGCTACCCCTGAAAAAGTTCGTCACATTGCAAAGTATTTTCCTCGTCATGCTGGAGACAATCTTGACGATAAAGAAAGCAATGGCTGGATTGCTTGGCAACTTTGGGGTGGAGACGCTGGTAGAAAATGGTCTGCCTCTCTTGTAAAAAAGATGGATGAATTAGATGAAAAGAAAATGTCATATTTTTCAGAGGAGGAAGAAATGCCATATAAAAGCATGAAAGATGTTAATCCTGCCATAAAAGGTATTGATCCAGAACCTACTCTGTCTCAAGCTAATCAAATCGCAAAAGAGGCTGATGCAATTGGTTCTGATGAAGAAAAAAACGGATGGTCGATTGCGATTGCAAACTTTAAAAAGACTCATGCTGTAAAAGACGGTAAATGGGTAAAAAAAGAGGATAAAGAATTTTCAGAATTACCAGAAGATAATTATTTAGGGATTGAAAACTTCTCATATAATTCTTCGCAAATATTGGAAATTTTAAATACTGCAATCGCTGAATACAAATGGGGTGAAGGTTATAGGAAATATTGGGTAGAGTCATTTGATGAAACCTACGCATATGTTCACGACAACGAAGATGAAAAATACTATAGAATACCATATCAATTAAGCGGCGGCATTTGCACCTGTGATTTGGAAAATAAAGAAAATGTTATAAGAGGAGGTTTTGAATTAATGGCTAACGTTAATGAAGAAGACAAAAAATTCAACTATGCTGAAATTTTTGCAGATGAAAAGTTTGCACAGATGTTTGCTGAAGTTGAAGAAGATCAAGAAGAGGAAGAGAGAGAAGAAGGCGAAAAAGAATCATACGCTCAAGCCAAGGAAGAATTTGGGATGGGTATGAATCCTTCAGCCGTCATGTCTGCCATGTATTCTGCTATGAAACGAATGGGTAAACGATTCGCTTCGATGAAGGAAAAAATGGCTAAGATGGAATCTGATAAGGAAGTCTATCTTGCTGAAAATGCTGAAATGAAACAGCGTTTTGCGGAACAAGAAGCACAGCAAAAAGAAATGGCTGTTGATGCTTTCATGAAGGAAATGGCTGAAAAAGTCGAAATGGCTGAAGAGCAAGTTTCCGAAATGAAAGAAAAATCAAAGGAAATCTCTTTTGACAAGATTGAAGACTGGAAAAATCATGTCAAGGCTTTCTGCTTTGATTTTAAACCAAAGAAAACTCAAGAAGAAAACGAAGATAAAACTTTCAGTTTCGCTCTTGGGTTTGAAGATTTTAAAATCCCACAAACTGAAAATGTTTGGGATAAACTTAGTAAGTAAATTATAGGAGGAATTTTTAATTATGGCACAAAACGTTTTAATCCCTAATGCTATTGCGGCTCAGAATGTCGATGCTTGGAATCGTTCTGGCGTTGCTTCTACCAATGTAGATAACGGTAACATTGTAATTTTGTCGGCTCTCTCTTCAACTGCTGGTGAAGGTGAAGTTTGGACAGCTTTGACTCCGTCAACCGCCAATGGTTTGACTGGCGTATGGATGGTCTATCAGCCAGAACTCGTGGAAACTGGTGAGAAATATCGTGGTCTTGATCCTGATCCTCGCAATTTCTATATTGCTGATGGCAAGGTGTTTAGTTGCTTTAAGCCCGCTCTTGGGGATATTGTGACGATGACTGCCGATGGTCTTGCTGGAACCAAATCTACTAATACCTTCGTGAATGCTACCGATTCAACAGGGGGGCTTCGTCCGGTGTGGGGTGCAACTCAAACATCTTCGGTGTTTTCAATGAAACTGATTGAGACAACTTACATCTCCATCGGTAGTGGTGCGATTGACTCACAACGCGTTACTGCTTACAAATTTGCTGTCGTGGGTCTGTAAGATAAAAATTAAAGGAGGATATAAATAATTATGAATATTCACAAAGTTCCTAGTAATGTTTTAACTTTTGCTGGAGAAGCAAATATTGGCTTGTATGAAGCCGTCGCTGATTATTGGAATCACTACCAAAGCGAAGTTCTTGGAAAGAAAGGTCTTTTCTTCCATCAGACACGCACAGTTGATGGGAAGACTATGGGCTTCTCTTTGGCTGAAAAAGAAACCATGCTCAATCAGGCTTTGAAGAAAGAAATCATCAGAAAAGCTGGCATTAACAACATTAATGACTTCCCTCTTGAAACTTGGGCTTCACATCCTGTTTTGAACTTCGTTTCTTTTGCGGTTGTTTCTGCGGCTATTGACATGATTCTTCCGAATAGCATTATCGATTCCATTGGTATGTATTCAGAAATTCGCAATATTCCTTTTGGCGACACTGCTGTTTTTAATGTCGAACCAAGAGACCTGTTTGCTATTTCGAAGGTGGGTCGTGGTAAAAGACAAACTGAACTCAAGAAACAATATCGTGGTCAGGTTGTACTCAATCCTGAACCTCGCCAAATTGCTGTTTCTGTGAGTCTTTACAGGGTTCTCACGAATCAAGAGAGTTTGGCGAATTTTCTGGTTAAGTGTGTTCGCTCGATGGAAACACAAATTACCTATGATGCGTATTCCGCATTCAAAACCGCTCTTGATGCAGTAGATAATACTGTTTCAACTGGCTTGAGAGTAAGTGGATATAGCCAAGCAGAATTCCTCAGATTGTCTCAAACAGTAAGCGCGTGGAATAACAATGCTCGTCCTTTGGCTATTGGTACCCAAGAAGCCCTTGGAAACATTCTTCCTGCGGATTAATTCATAGTCCGCTTAAGCAGAAATGCTTTTTATAAAACATAGTGAACTAACAAATGTTAGGTGTACATTTGACGATTTAGTAATCATAGGAAATGATGATTAACAAATGTGCTAACAGGGAAAGTCTAAAGAGAAATCTACGATAATCCTGTGCCAAGTTACTTAATGTAAAAGGTGCAACGACCATTCCGAAAGGAAGTAGGATTATGGTGAAATTCCATATTCCGAAGTGCTATGCTCTGCAAATGCAGATGATGATATGGTCTAATCCCTAAATGAAATATCGGGAAACCGAGGGTATAAAATGGCGAATTACAGATACGATCTGGACAATTCTGAATATGTGAAATTGGGTTATATCCGCAATTTCCAAAACACAGATATTATGGTTCTTCCTCAGATCGCGGACTATGCTACTCCGTTTGGTTTGAAGTTGGCAAATGACAGAATTTGGATTGTTGCCCCATCAGTTGACAAACCAATCAAGGTTGTTATCGAAGGTGCGACTCTTTCCTATACGGATGGAGTCTATGCCAACGCCAACTTGACTCAAAATGCAAATCTCCAGAAGAGTTGGGCGACTGGGGTGGCGACTGGCGCGGTGGCGGCAGTCCTCGAATTACCTTAGTTTTACCCTTGACAAAATTTTAGTTTTGTGGTAGAATAGATTATTGAACGGATAGGACAGATCATCTGAAAAGCACAATCCCTAGTGCCTTCCGTTCAATATAAATTTATATGGGAAGTATTTATGGGAGAGTATGTTGACAAAAGAAAATAAGTCGGGAATTTATTGTATTAAAAACAAGATAGACGGAAAGATGTATGTGGGCAAGGGGAAAGATGTTCTAAAGAGAATGAAACAAAAGCATGTTGGAAGCAGATATTTATCTAATGCAATTGAGAAGTACGGAGTAGAAAACTTTGAATTTTCTATTCTTGAAAATTGTGATATTGATAAATTGAACGATAGAGAAAAGTTCTATATAAAAGAACTAGAAACAATTGCTCCAAATGGATACAATTTAACAGAGGGAGGAGATGGAGTATCAAACCCATCTGAGGAAAGTATTGAGAGAATGAGAGTTTCACATTTGGGGAAAAAGTTATCAAAAGAATCAATAGAAAAGAGAAGCGAAAAAATAAGGGGAACTAAATACTCAGAGAATAGAAAAAAAAATATATCAAAATCTCATGTGGGTAAAAAGTCAATAGATTCATCTTCTAAATATATGGGGGTGACTAAAGTTAAGTATTTGGATAAATACGAATATTGGATGGTCAGAATAAATATCGGATTAAAAAAAAGAAAGACCATAGGATATTTCGAAGATGAGGAAGATGCGGCTATGGCTTATGATAGGTATGTCCTAGATAACAACTTATCCAACCCTTTAAATTTCAATAAACAAACAATAGGAGAAAAGTAAAAGTGCCAAGAAAGTTACAAACGAGGGATTCTAGTGTTTCTTTGGAATCCCCAAAAGAAGAGTCTTTTGTTAAGAACAACATTGCTTTAGACGAACTTATAAAAGTAGTATCTTTGGTCGATCATCCAATAGTCCTTTTGGAAAACGGAAGAAATGCCAAGTATCGATTCGATGGATTTGGTCAAGTAAAATTGGTTATTTATCAAGACGTTTTGCAGATACTCGAAAAATACCAAACCTTTATGAATAGAGGAATATTTATGATTTTAGATCAGAGAGTCATAGATAGACATGGACTTCATGATATTCAATCGAGTATTTTACCAAAAGAGAAAATTGAAAGAATATTAGATGGATCAAAAGAAGCAATTGATTTTTTTAAGTCATCTAGCGATGAACAAAAGAACGTTATTATCGGCATGATTACAAGAAGATTGGTCAATGATCCAAAATCAGTAGACCTAAACGTTGTTGATGAAATATCTCGGTTAACCAAGATAAACATACAACAAAACGCAGAAGAATCAAGAGAATTATTTACGAAAAAGGAAACGGCTGAATAATCAGCCGTTTTAAATTTAAAGGAGGGACTCATATAAATGGCTACTCCGTTTTCAACAATTTACGACCAATTTATGATGTTCGTAACTGACTATAGATTAAATGAATTATATAATGCGAGTGTTTCAGATTTTGAAACATACCTATCTGGATTTTTAATACCTGCTATTACTGATTTCAAAAACTGTAATCAATCCCTTTCCTACGGAACTAGTATTTTTACAGAAACATTAACTGAAGAAAATATAAAAATATTAGCTATGTTAATGAAAAAATATTGGCTAACTAAAGAAATTGATGACATCACACAAATGAATTTGCATGTTACAGATAGAGACTTTAGAGTATACTCTGAAAGTCAAAACATGAGAGAAAAACAAAATAGACTCATTCTTGAATTAGAAAATTTATCCCAATCTCTTGTCGATTATGGATATGACAATACAGATTGGTCAGCTTGGTTAAATGGTGAGTTTTATATTCCAGCATAACGGAGGTGAAAAATGACATATCCGTTTATGACAGCGGGATCAGTATTAAACAACCAAAACCCAAAAGAAACTTATTCTAACCTTCTTCAAGAAACATTAAACAAACAATTCTATAACGCAACAGACTGGTATACAATTGAAGAAGAGACTGTTCTTAGGTCTGAAGTATATCAAAATGTAGATGTAAGAATTAACAATGTTATCGCCCCCACTACTGGAGATAACGTTGAAGACGATTACAAGAAGATTTTATTCAAAGAATTGGATCACTCTGTTAACCTCGGAAGAACATACCGCTTTGATAGCAACTATTGGATAACAATAAATGTTGATAAAATAAAAACATTATTTCAAACAATTCTTGTTAAGAGATGTAACAATGTCCTTCGATGGATTGATGAAACAACGGGTGCTTTATATGAAGTACCTTGCTCAATCGGTTATTTAATTAAAGAAAACAGAGACTACGCTACTGCTGGTTCTGCTGTGGTAGTTCCTTCAGGTATGGTGGACTGTTTCTTCCAGATAAACTCTAAAACAAACAAGATAAAACCAAATCAAAGATTTTTGTTTGGAAATCCTTCTAACTGGACTGCATATAGAGTTGAGGGTGGTGGTATAAATAACTTTAACAATCAACAGACTCTTGACAACAATAGCGCGGCTCTTGGTCGATTTAGTTTAGCTGTTGATTTTGCTAATAGTGAAACAGACGATTTAGTTAACGGAATAGCAAACGCATACGAAAACGAATATGTATTGACGATAGCCGAATCCGCAATATCTGGAAATGCTACTCAAACCGTGCAACTGAGAGCAACAGTCACCTTGAACGGGGAAACGGTATCTAGAAATGTGACTTGGGCTTCGAGTAATACCGCAATTGCTACAGTAAACTCTTCTGGTCTGGTGACTTTTGTTGCTACAGGATCATGTACAATTACGTGTAGTTTAGAAAATAACTCCACCGTTTTTGATACAACTTCTGTTACTGTGGGAGCTTCGCCTGTGGACAATTATCAAGTTGTTATTTCACCTGACAAGAATTATATTCTTGAAGGACAAGAACAAACTTGGCTGGTTTACCTGTATAAAAACAACGTCCAACAAGCAGACGCTTTTACATTTTCACTTGATGCCAACACTGTTCCATCTGCTAATTATACATATACAGTTTTGGGAAATAACTCTTTCAAAATAAAAAATATAAAGATGTTCCTAACTGATAATCTTGAAATAACAGCCACTTCGGGACTTTACTCGAAAGTAATACCTGTCTCGTTGCGTGGTGCGTGGTAAAAGGAGGGATATGGGAAGCGAAAATATAAACAGTGGATCATATGCCCAATACGATTTTTTTGACTCAATTTCTTATAATTGTATTTCGTATATGATTCAAAATGATGAATTAATATGGAGACTTTTATATTACAAAAACGAAGATGCTTGGAAAGAACCTCCATATAACGCAAACTTAACTCCAGAACAAAAAGCGGCGATGATATATAATGGTTCTGACGACACAACTAAATTCAATGTTTTTTTGGATCAAGGTGCGCCAGATGTTATGACAAGAGAGGATTGTATAATTAGAATATCTCCCCATAGCATATTTCCAGAAAACAGAACAGTTGGTACAATAAATATTATTCTAGAATGTTATTGTCACTATCATATCAATACTTTGTCTAACTATAAAACTAGGTCTGACATGATAACGAAAAGACTCATAGAACTATTCAACGGGACTACAATAGGGGGAATCGGAAAAATGTACTTCGATAGAGTCGGAAGTCAAAGTGATAGACTTGAATGGGGCGGACAGACACCATTCAAAGGTCGCTGGATAATAATGAGTAATAAGAGCAACTAGCATGGGAAAAGTTTCAAAATATCCAACTTCGTCTGGTATATATTGTTTTAGAAATAAAATAAATGATAAAAAATATATTGGTCAAAGTAGTCACTTAAATAGAAGAATAAGTCAACATATTTCCTTTTCGAAAAAAGAAAGCCTACCAAGGGGAGAAAACCCTTTACTATTTTCTGCAATTAAAAAGTATGGGCTTGAAAATTTTGAAATACTAATATTGGAAGAATGTCCTGTTTCTAAATTAAATGATAGGGAAATTTATTATATAGAACTATATGAGTCTCAAAGAGATAAAAAGGGATATAATATAACTTTTGGAGGGGATAAAAATCCAAGAGGATTTAAACACTCGCCTTCCGCTATAGAAAAAATAAGAAAAGCGTTATTTGAAAGAGGAGAAGTATCAGAGGAAACTAGAAAAAAGCTAAGTGTGTCAAAACTCGGAGAGAAAAATCCAAGTTGGGGAAAAAGTTTATCTGATGAAACAAAAAGAAAAATGTCGGAAAAAACAAGCGGTGAAAAAAGCCCAAATTTTGGCAAAAAAAGTTTAAATAGTTCTTCTAATTATTTTGGAGTTTCAATTTCAAGGCAAGGAAAATATGTTTACTGGGTAGTTTATATAAATACTGGCTCCAATAAAAAATACCTAGGGCAATCTAAAGATGAAGAAAAAGCGGCTAGAATATATGATAAATATGTTATTGAAAACAATCTTCCTCATCCATTAAATTTTCCAAAAGGGGTATAAAATGTCTTCCTTTAGAGAAATCTTTTACACCTTTGATAAAAGTGTCCCTTATAAATCTTTGATGATACATCCAATAAGAATTCAAGATTATTATGAATTCTTATTTTGTATTCCCTGCTTGATGCTGGAAAAAAACAGCATTAAAGACCCTCAGATGGCTATAAAAGCTATTTCTATGAGTTATCTACAATATATGTATGAAACATCAAGTCGAGAAAATAACTATATACAACTATTTGATGGCTTGTTAAGATTGGTTTTAAGAATAAAAGAAGAAAAAACTATAAAATATGAATACGATAAAAACGGAAGTCCATATTTTATGATAGATGATAAAAAGTATTACTCTGAAGATTTCGATGAAATAAGAAAAATAATTTCAGAGCAGAATATGATAGACCTTCCTGACGAAAGAATACAAAAAAATGTTCGCGATTCCTTGGATGAGGCGAGAAGGTTTAAACAAAAATTGAATAAAAACAAAGTAGCTTCTTTTGAAGAGCAAATGATGGCGTTGGCAACCTATACGGGTTGGAGTCTTGATGAAATATACAAAATGACTTATAGGAAATTTGTTTTGGCGATTAGACGAGCTAATCAAACGATTATGTCTAATTTATACTTAGGAGCGCATTTAGCTGGCTTTGTAAACTTTAAGAATAAAGATATTCTTAAGTCTTGGATTTCTGACATAAACGAAGAAGATAAATACGCCGATGTTAAAATGAGTCCTGAACAACTACAATCAAAAGCTAATTTTGAAGAAGCGAAGAAAAAATAATCTTAGGAGGAAAAACTAAATATGGCGACTAAAAAATTTATGACAAGTGTTGCTGATGTATATGGATATGACGAATCAGACAATCTTATTTTTACATCTAAAACCCTTTTGGATTCTTCAATTGAAGTAACCCTTGGTAACACTGAAGTTCGCGGTGGTCGTGGCAACCAGCTAGAATATGTGTATTATCACAGTAATGCGATGAACATTACTTTAAATGATACTCAGTTCAACTTGGCGTTGCTTGCGGCTACAACTGGTCAGTCGATTGCGGTTGGATCAGATGCTTATACAGAAGAGACAATTACTCTTGGAGCAAGCGGAAGCGGTACTGTTACTGGAACTCCGTTGGCTATTCAAGGGGCAACTATTTATGGTTGGGTGTCTCAGGTTGATGGAACAACTCAAAGAGTGACATTCTCAGGTTCAACTTTCGCGTCTTCTTCTGGGTCATCGGGTGATGTGGTTTGTGTTCGTTACTACGCCGCAGATGCCAATGCTAGAAGCATTACCGTTCCTGCAAGCGTATTCCCGAAAGTTGTTCGATTGGTCATGGAAGCCTCTTTGAATTCTGGCGATGTTTCAGCTAATCAAATTGGTAAAGTTCAGTTCATCGTTTATAGAGCGACTCTTAGCGGAAGCTTCACACTCTCTCTTACCAGCGATGGTGTTTCTCAGACTCCCTTGACTGCTATGGCTCTTGCGTATCAAGACACGGAAACAGCGGCTTGCACAAACGCTCCTGTTTACGCTAAGATCATAGAGATTGTAGACAATGCGAATTGGTACGATAATCTCATTGCTATTGCTGTTGAAGGTGGTAATTTTGCTTTGACTTCATCTATTACAACTAAGACTTTAGTTGTTTATGGAATCACATCTAATCCATCCGAGGCTCCATTTGTAATTGATAACGCTGAATTATCCTTTACGTCTGGAACTACTGCGACTTGTACCGCTGGTCTCCACACAGGTTTAATAACCCGCGTCGCAACTGGCACGTCTTTGATTACTGTTGTTGTTGATGACAAAAACACAATTGAAGCTCAAGTTACTTGTACTGTAAGTTCGTAGCGTTTTTTATAAAATCCTCCCTAAGAATAATATCTTAGGGAGGGGGTAAAACGAAAGGAGTTAAAATGGGACTCTTTGGTGAAATGGGGAAATCTGAAGAAAGAACAGAACTCCCCAAAGAAGAAAAGAAACAAAAGTTTGGGCAAGACAAGAAACAGAAAAAAGGAAAAATAGCGTCTATTATAAAAAGTAAAAGAATTATTATAGATGTTGATGGTTGTGGAGAAAGCATAGACTATAATGAAAAGGATCATGGTCATTTGAAAGTCGGTGACATGATTACTTTCTAGAGAGGGAACAATATGGGAGATGAATTTATTACATATTCTCCCTTTCTTTTTGTATTTATGTCTCTATACATATTATTAGAAATGTGGAGAATTAATAGTTTTTTAAATAAATGGGAAATTAGTAGTTTATCGGTAATACCCTTTCTATTTATGATTTTGTATTTGTGGATAGGAATATTTAATCCCGAAATTGAATCCGCAAGATACTGGCTCAGATGCGTGATTGCTACATCTCTTGGTATTGGATGTTATACATCATTCTCATATAGCAAAGCACTACAGAGAGGGGGAAAACTTATTTAATGGCTTGGTATAGTCCTATCATAGAAAACTTTAAAGAAGTACCAGATGATGTTAGAAATACAGTAACGGGATTATTGTATGCCCTCATAGGTTTTTTATCTTCTCTTACTATAGAGTGGTACAAAAAAAGAAAAAGCCTAAAAGAAGTTGACGCAAGTGTTTCAAATAGCTTAGTTAATTCAGCGAAAGAAAATGTTGAAATAGCTCAAAACGTAATTGATTTGTTGGAAAATAGATTGCAGTCTGAACGTACATATTATGATAGTAAAATAGATCAATCAAAGGCAGATTGCGAGGAACAAATAATTCGTTTAAAAGAAAGTTATGACAAAGCATTATTTGAAGTGCAAAGAAAAAATGATGACGAAAAAAAGATTCTGTCTGATAAGATAGATCAGCTTCAAATTGATAAAAAAACTTTACAAAAAGAAGTTGATGAATTTAGAGAAAGACTGCGAAAGTACGAAAACGGCATTAAAAGTGAATAAAATGCTGATTTTATTATATAAAAATGAATTTAAAGTATAAATATGTAACTGGAGGAATGTAAAGTGCTACAAAAACAAAAACTCACATTTAAAGAACCCGAATTTCAGGAAGTTTTTTATGAAAAGAATAAAATTAAAGTAAAACCTTTCTTGTCTTTATCAGATCAACTAACAATTTTAACTATTTATTTAGAGGAATATTTCTCTAATGATAAAGAAAAGGTTATCAAATCTGAATATCAGTTGGTTTTTAGTATTCTTGATTTGTGTACTGACATCGATATTGAGACACTTTCTATTGATGGTCTTCTCTCAAACTATGGGGTTTGGGAAAATATAAAAAAGAAAATAGTCAATTATAGTGAATTCAGAGCTTTGTTGGCAAGAAGCGTCGAAGAAGTGAAAGAGTCTAAAAGACTGGAAAAAACCCTTGGCTCTGCTTTGGAAAATCTTTTTGAAAGTTTATCTGTTCTTTTAAAGACAGACATTTCTCCAGAATCAGTTGAAAAAGTACAACAGCTTTTGAAAGATGTTGAAGAATCAAAAATATTAAAGAAAGCCACAGAAATTTATAAGGATCAAAAGTAAAAATTCATATGTCTGAAACATTAGGTAAGTTAATAAAAACTTTGGGGAAAAAGTGTCCTGAATGCATGGACTCTGCCCTTCAGATTAGACTTAGAAGTTTTGATAATAAAGAACAAGAGTACGAATACTGCCCGAATTGTCAATATGAAAAACGTATTGGATATAAGGAGAAGGGTAGACGACATGGAGATAAAAAACGAGCAAGACCTGAAAAGTCTGATGGAAAAGTTGGCTGGTGAAGCGTTAGAAGATGCTTCAGACGAAATTCTAGAAATATTCAAGAGAGATTATGTAATGGGGTATGCTTACATCGATAATCCCCAACAATACGAAAGGACTTTTGAATTTAAAGAAGCTTGGAATTTTACAGATTTAAAAAAACAAGTAAATACTCTTTTGAAAGAACTTTGGTATAACCCCGCCGAAATGAAGACTTTTGATCCAGATAGGTTTATTCATGGGTCAAAATATAGTTCCCCAAATGACATCAGAGATAACTTACCAGCTATATTAGAAGGTAAACAATCTTCGTTGTGGCTTTCTGTTCCAAGAAAAGGTAAATTTTGGGAAGAGTTTATGAAAGAGATGTTTTCGAAAGGTGAGTTAGATAAAATACTAACTAAACATTTTTCAAAAAGAGGATTTGTTAAAATATAAGGAGGAATAAATGGATATTACATTACAAGGATTTTTGCTTTGGTTGGGTACAGTTGGCGGTAGCGGTACTGTTGTAAGCTTTATTTTAGAACAGATTGATTGGTTTCAATCTCTTTCTGAAAAAGGTCGAAAATGGGTTTCTTTTGGGGGAATGGCTATTTTAGGAGTTTTGTCTCATTTGGTTTTGACATATGTTCCGCAGGATATACTTTTCGCAATCGCTCCTTACTTTGTTGTAATTGCGTCAGCTTTTGTTTCAGTATTTAGTGGCGAAATTTTACATAAAATGTTAAAAAAAGAATCTAAGGAAGAATAAAAATTATTTAAAGAGAACCCAATTTCGGGTTCTCTTTTTTTTATTGAAAGGAATATATGGAATATAAAATAATAATTAATGAAGAAATTTTAAATAAATATAAAGATTTCTACTTTTTGAAATATCCGAAAAGAAGAGTCTTTCCTATAAAAAAAGCAATTCCACCATCTTTTAATTATTTTACTTCGATAAAGAGAATTGTTCAAAATTCATTAAAGCAACAATATAAAGAATTTTCAATTTGGTTAGCGAATTATTATAATATCGCTGATTTGAATATAAATAAAGCAAAGATTACATATACCTTCTTTTTCAAGGATCATAGAAGAAGAGATTTCGATAACCTTTTGCTTACACCCAAATTGATTAATGACGGTTTTGTGGAGGCTAAGGTTCTTACTGATGATAACGGAGAAAGCTTATCAATAGAATTTATGCCTTTTGAGTATGATAAAGAAAATCCAAGAGTGGAAATGATATTAAGGAAAATATAACATGGGAAAATTTGTCGATATGGCTGGTGAGACTGTTGGAAAGATAAGAGTTATTAAATTACATCACATGCACAAAAATAATGGTGCTTATTGGGAGTGTTTATGCGACTGCGGAAATACAGAAACGTTTATTGTTTCAGGAAAAAACATAAGACAAAAGAAAGTTTTGTCTTGCGGGTGTTTAAATAGAACAAACGGATTAAATAAAAGAGACAATCTACTTGGTCAAAAATTTGGAAGATTAACCGTTATAGATTTTGAATACAACACTGAAAAGAATAGAATGATTTGGGTTTGTTCCTGTGATTGTGGAGAAGGTAAATTAATAAAAACCCCCGCTAATCCGTTGAAAAACGGAAGAACTAAATCTTGTGGGTGTTACAGGCGAAGAAGACTCCCTTTTGGAGAAAACGCATTTAACAGGTTGTATCATTCTTATAAATCTAAATCAGAAAAAAGAGAATTTGCTTTTGAATTTACAAAAGATGAATTTAGAGAAATAACGAGTAAGAATTGTTTTTATTGTGGGAAAGAACCTTCTCAAAACGCAAGTCCGACTCTGAAGGGATACGGTAATTACACATACAACGGTATAGATAGATTAGATAACTCAATTGGATATACAAAAGAAAATTCTGTTCCCTGTTGTGGTCAATGTAATGTTGCGAAAAATAATTATTCTGTTGAAGAATTTTTAGATTGGATAGAAAGGGTTTATAAAAACATAAATGGAAAACAATAAATTAAATAAAATAGAAGAAGTAACCGAAGAAATATGGTCTTTAGTAAACGAAGAGAATAGAAAAATAACAGAAGAATTCTTAAGGGAGTCTACTCAACTTTCTCCTCAAACAATAAAACAATATACAAGTGGACTTAAAATATACTTTAATTGGGTTAGAGAAAATGCAAATAATAAACCATTTCATCAATTAAAAGCAAGAGACTATTTGATGTACCAAAATTATCTTGTTAGAAATGGTATGTCTTCTTCTGGAATAAAATTTAAGAGAAGTGCAGTATCTTCTTTAAACGGATATATTGAACTTTATTACGGAGATGAGTATAAAGATTTCAGAAACTATATTACAAAAGCAATAGCTTCTCCCCCTCCTGTTTTTGTAAATGAAAAAGAGCCTCTTACCCTTGAAGAATATGAGAATTTATGTAAGACTCTAGAAGAAAAAGAAATGTGGCAACAATTGGCATATATTCGTTTTACCTTTGCTACTGGTTGTAGAAGAGCAGAGAGTCGCCAATTATTAAAAGAAGTTTCTAATTATGAACCAAAGATTACCTCTACGGAAAACGGAGATTTAAAAACATATTTTACCCATCCTGTTCGGTGTAAGGGAAAAGGTGTTATTGGAAAAGTCAGACGATTGCAATTTGACCAAAAGGCAATGGACGCAATAAACAAATGGTTAGAAATCAGAGGACAAGATGATTGCCCTTACGTTTTTGTTTCTAAATCAAATGGGGAATACAAGCAAATTGGTGAAGCTACTTTCAATAATTGGTCAAATATTTATTTTGAAAAAATTGTTGGGCGCAGATTTCATCCCCACTTATTGAGAGAGACAAGAGCTACGACTCTAGTAGTCGAACAAGGAAAAGACATTAAAACCGCACAAAAACTTTTGGATCACAAAAGTTCGACTACTACCGAAATATATGTAATTAGAAAAGACGAAGAAGATGCTGACGATGCTTTTCTTTAATTTAAAATAAACAATCCTCCAATCAGGGAGGTTTCTTTTTGAAAGGAGGATAAATGGCTGGAAATAATTACAAACTACTTTTACAAGCAGAGATAGATGCAAAAGCGGCTTTAGCGAAAGTAAAATCAGATGCTCTTAAAGAAACAATTAAATTAAACGTTAAAATTGATTTAGGTGATACTGGTAAAGCTATTTCTGGAATAGATACTATCAAGCAAAGATTTGATGAAATAAAAAGCACAACAGACAAACTTGCTTCAATGTCCGCAAAGAAAAATGCTTTTGGTATAGTAGATCAATATACTTTAAATTACATGGATGAACTAAAAAATAAATACACAGAAGTGTATAAATTGATTAGTAAACCAGTTACCAAAACAGTATTAGACCCCATTACTTTTAAAGAAATTCAAATTACAGAAATGGTTTCTGAATGGCAAAAAGTAGAAAAAGTTGTTGACGGTGTTGCCGCTAGGCAAAAAGAATTAGAAAGAAGTCAAAGAGAAGAAAACAAAGCCCTTCAAGAGACAACAAGATTAAAAGCCAAAGAATTAGATGAAATGGAAAGGGCGGCAAAGGAAGCTGATTTATTTTTAGCAAAATCCAAAAACTTAGCTTCTACACCATCTGTTCAAAACGCAATAGGAAAAGCAACTGATTTAAAAAATGCTGTTTCTGAAGGGGATATTGCTAAAGTAAGAAAATTTAAAGATGAACTTGATTTAGCAAAAGCATCTTTGCAAACTGGAAGAACAGGGCTTGATTCTTGGTCTGAAGGTATGAGAAACGCTATTAAACAAACGATAGAGTACGCAACATCTATCGGATTAGTTTATGGAGCATTAAATCAAATTAAACAAGGCATTCAATATATAAAAGATTTGAATAAAGAATTAACCAATATTCAAGTTCTTCAAATTGAAGGTGCTTCATCCGATAAAGAAATAGCTGATCTTTCAATGCAATATAACGATTTAGCAAAATCTCTTGGAACAACAACTATTGAAGTTACAAAAGGTTCTGTAGAGTGGCTTCGACAAGGTAAGTCCATTAAAGAAACTCAAGAGTTACTTAAATCTACAATGTATCTTTCTAAGTTAGGTGCGCTAGACTCTGCTCAAGCTACTGAGTATCTAACCGCTATTTTAAATGGCTTTAATATGGAAGCTTCTAACTCTGAAAGAGTAGTAGATAAACTTGTTGCCATCGATAATATAGCGGCTACAAGCGCAGGGGAATTGGCTACCGCAATGCAGTACTCGTCTTCAGTCGCTAGTCAGGCTGGTGTGAGTTTTGATTCTTTAGCGGCTATGATAGGTGCTGTTTCAAGTAATACAAGACTTAGCGCAGAAATGATCGGTACTGCTTTTAAAACAATGTTTGTTAGAATGCAAGAAGTAAAAGCCGGAGCAATCGATGAGACGGGTATGAGTTTAAATAAAGTGGAGAAAACTTTATCTAGCGTTGGAATTGCTCTTAGAGATAGCAAAGATAGTTTTAGACCTCTTGAAGAAGTAATAGCCGATGTAGCTGAAAAATGGAACACTTTATCCGAAGTCCAACAGGCTCAAATAAGTAATGCCATTGCTGGTCAAAGACAAGCTCAAATATTTACATCTCTTATGCAAAACTGGGGAGATGTTACAAAATATGTAACAGCAGAAACCGAATCACTAAGTTTAGCTGAAAAAAATTATGGGATATATTTAGAAAACATTGAATCGAAACAAAACGAAGTTAGAGCATCTTGGGAAAAACTTGTAAGCGGTGCGGCGACAAAAGAATTTATTATTTCATTTTATGACGGCGCAAATGCTGTTTTAGAGTTTTTAGATTCAATTGGCGGCATACCCACTGTTTTAAAAATAGCAATTCCTTTAATCATAGCTTTCAATGCTGAATTAATAAAAACTAAAATACTTGCTACTGGAAATATGTTGCAAGGCTTATTGTCTGGTTTACAGTCTTTAGTGCCTGCCTTTGGAGCAACTACTGTAGCCGCTGAAGGCACAGCCGCTTCAATTTCAGCCGCTAATGTAGCCGCCCTTCCTTTTGTTGCAACTATTGGCTTGATTACTGCGGGGTTAATATATGGCATTAAAGCAATCCATGATTATAAAATAGCACAAGACGAAATATTAAATACCTTAAAAGATAATTCTTCAAATATAAAAGAAACATCTTCTTCTTACGACGAATATGTAAAGAAAACAAAAGAAGCCGCTGAAGCACAGGGCTACTTTGTTGAAAATGGAAAAGTTTATCATGAAGGTTATCGTGGTGCAAAAGTTTATGTCGAAGGTATGGATTTACTTACTGAGTCCATGTGGAGAGCTATAAATTCTGTTGACGAAGGCGATAGAAAATTAGAAACTTTCAATCGTGATCTGCTAGATACTGGCGGATACGCTGAAGAAGCCAGTGTTTCTTATCAGTCATTGGCAGAAAAAATCAAAGAAATAACCCAAGCATCTTCCGAGTTATCTGATATAATGAGTAAAGCAGAAACAGGTCAATTTGATTTTTCTAGTATAGACGAATTAGCGGCAGCTTATCCTGATTATCTTCAAGCATTAAGTGTTGAAAACGGTCAGTTAAAACTTAATACAGATATGGTAAGAGAGTATTTGGTTCAAAAAGCCGATCAAGCAGTAGCGGACGCGGAAGCGGCAGGGGCTACTGAAAATGAAATAGCGGTTCTTCAGGCGTATGCTAATCAACTTAGAGAAACTCAGTATGTTTTGCTTGATGGTGTACAAGTGACAACTGGAGCTTTTAACGAAATGGCTTTCTCTGTTGCCCAAGATGCCGCTATGTCAGGAAATTCTTTTGTAGATATGCAAGGGAAAGCACTGAATAGTGCAGATGCTATTTATAAGTACATGACGAGTGGAAATCAAAGCTTTAATGACCTAGTTCGTCAGATAGCCAATGTCACAGGAATGACAGTTCAAGATGTAATGAATCAAATAAATGGAATGATACAAACCACAACAAACAACGCGGCTGCTCTTATAAACTATTTAGGAGCGAGTAGTTTAGGAGTTGATTCTGGCTTTAACCGCGCACCAACTCCTCCAAAAGTTCAAAACAGTCTTTTTTCTGGAACTTCTCTTCCGAGAACAGGGTCTTATGGAGGGTCTGGAGGAGGTGGGAAATCTAATTCTAATAATAATTCTCAATTGGAGCGTCAAAGAGATTTAGAAAACCAAATAAAAGAAATTGAATCTCAAATAGAAGAAGCTAGAAAAAATGCTGTTGATGATTTAAAAGATCAGTTAGACACATACAAAGACATAATAGATGCCAGAAAAGAAATTTTAGACACGTTGGCAGACGAAAGACAATATCAGCAAGACGTAGATAATAAAAATAAAGAAATTCTTAAAGTTCAAAATGAATTAGCTACTCTTCAATTCGATACATCCGAAGAAGCTAACGCTAGAAGATTAGAACTTGAAGATCAACTTGCTAATTTGAATCAGGACTTGGAAAATATTCAATACGATCAATCAATTGAAGTTCAAAAGAACGCATTGGATGATGAATATAAATCTCTTGAAAACACCATTGGAGTTGCCATTAAGCAAATCGAAGGTATTCAAGCGAGTTCTCTTTCAGATTTTACATCTCAACTTTCTTCTGTTTTAAATAATTTGTCTGTAAATATTCCTCAATATCATGACGGTGGTGTAGTTGGACAAGGAATGTCACTTAAAGGAAATGAACTATTTGCTAAGTTGCTCAAAGGGGAGATAGTGAGTACGCCTTCTCAAATAGAAAACTTTATGAGTAAAACATTGCCCAACATGATTCAACAGGGTTCATCTAATTTTACTGGAGGCAATGTTGAATTAAACATGCCAGTAAACATTAATGGAAATCTAGATAAATCAGCCATGCAAGATTTAGACAAGTTTGCGGAAAAACTTTTGGTAAGATTGCAACAGATGATGAATCAAAAGGGATTTAATAGACGCGCAGATTTATTTCAAACCTAATCTTGACAAAAACAAGAACGTGTGGTATAATAATACAGATGGATAGGAGACACAGCAGTTGCAACTGTTGTGAAATTCTGAAAAGCGGCAACTCTCACCGCCTTCCATCTAAATCTATTTAATGAGAAATTTTTAGAGAGGAAAATATGCGAAAAAGAAGTGAAGAAGAAGTTAAAGAAATTGTTGAACATCTCGATTATGAGTTTTTAGGAGAATATTTTGATTCCAATCACAGAAGAGTTATTATAAAAGATTCTGAGGGATACAAATACGACACAAAACTATTACATTTGACAAAAAATCATATTCCAAATTTTGTAAGTATTGATAATCCATTTTCTTTAGAGAATATTTCTTTATGGTTAGTTAAATCTAAAAAAGATTTTGAATTACTCGATAATAATGAGTATAGAGGAAGTAAAGAAAAACTATTCTTTAAATGCTTAAATGAAAAATGCGGAGAAGTCTTTTATCATAAGTGGAATAATATTTATAGTAGTAATTTTGGATGTTCGTATTGTTCTGGAAGAAGAGTTGGAAAATACAATAATTTTGAATATCTTAGACCAGAGTTAGCAAAAGAGTGGGATTATAGTAAAAACAAAAGTGATCCAGATAAATATACTCAATTTTCAAGAGAAAAGGTTTTTTGGATTTGTAGCGTTTGTAATCATAGCTGGAAAACAGGAATAGGAGACAGATCGATGGGAAACGGTTGTCCGAGATGTAGTGGACGAGTCTCTAGTGAGAACAATAATTTACTATTTCTTCGCCCAGATTTAATTTTAGAGTGGGATTATAAGAAGAATGATAAATCTCCAGATAAGTATACAGAGAAAAGTTCAAAAGAAGTTTTCTGGATATGTTCACAGTGTAATTATAGCTGGAAAAGCAAAATATATGCGAGGTCTAACGGGAGTGGGTGTCCAAAATGCAATCTGTCTAAAGGAGAAAGAAAAATATTGTCGCTTTTAGATAAAACTGAAATGGATTTCTATATTGAATACCCTTTTGAAAATTGCAAACGAAATAAAACATTATGGTTTGATTTTTATATCGAAAAATATAACTTAGCAATTGAATATGATGGAGAACAACATTTCTTTCCTGTTGATTTTGCAGGAAAAGGGGAAGAATGGGCTAAGAAAGAATTTAAAAAAGTTAAAAAAAGAGATAAAATTAAAACAGAATACTGTGAAAACAATAATATAACTTTATTACGAATTCCTTATTGGGAATTCGATAATATAGAGAACATTTTAGAAAAAACACTATCTGAAT